CCGTTCGACTGGAAGATTGTTGTGGACGCCGACGAGTTTATCTGGCCGTGGAACAACGCTAGGCCGCAGACCTACCTTGCGAGCGTTCCGAGTCACGTCACGGCGGTCGAAGCTCGGATGCGAAACGTCTTTCGCCATCACTCCGAGGCCGACCTTGATCTTGATCGTCAGCCGGTGCCGCAGCGCACGCACGGCGATCCAGACTATCGCTCGCTCGAAAATCGCGGCTACCAGAAGCCGATCGTGATTCGATCCGGTCACGGTATTCGACTCGACCTCGGCAATCACCGGCAGAGCGGAGGGACCTTTGACCATGCGCTCTGGTTTGCCGGCACGCACTGGGCGAACGCCGATCCGTCGTTTGCGATCATTCGGCGGACGCGAGACCGTCGCGACCGGCAAAGCGCGGAGAACCTCGCCGGGGGATGCGGCGTGCAGAATCACCGAATCAGCGAGGATGACGTGCTCCGGCTCTGCGAGGCTCGCAGGGATTGTCCAAAGATTGTTCACACGTGACCGCCTCAGACGCACTCCTCACCACCCTGCGACTTCCGCAGCCCGACCTCTCGCCGATCTACGAGTGGGCGCGGAAACACATTATTCTGCCAGAGAGCTACGCGACGCCGGGTCCGTTCAACGTCAAAATCTCGCCTTGGCTAATTCCGATCTTCGATGCGCTCCAAAATCCGCTGGTGCGCCGCGTTCACTTCCGCAAGGCCGTGCAAATTGGCGGCACGCTCGTCGCTGACATCTGGGTGCCGTGGCTGATTTGCAACGACGCCGGGCCGATCAGCTGGACGATGCAGACCGACGAGATGATTGACCGGCACGCGAAGAGCCGGCTGAACCCGATCTTCGAGAGCTGCAAGCCAGTGGCGGCGATGCTTCCGCGAGTCGGGCCGCACCGGACGACGACCGAGATTTACTTCGGCGGATTCTTTTTCCTGCTCAACCCGGCGAACCTTTCGAGCCAGCAATCGCAGTCCATCCGCTACAAGATCAACGACGAAATCTGGCTTCCGAAGTGGCAGGAGGTTTACGGCCACGCCGTCGCCCGCGTCTCGCGCTTCGAGGAAGTCGGGCGCTCGAAGATTTACAACACGAGCCAAGCGCCGATTATGGACCTCGAAACCGGCAACGTGGAGGACACGAGCTTCCGCCAAGGCAATCAGCAGGAGTGGAGCACCGAGTGCCCGTCGTGCCACAAGGTTCACCCGATCGCCTTCGCGCTCGACAAGAACGAGGAGACCGGGCTGCGGGGCGGCGTGGTCTGGGATGCCGCTGCAAAGCGCGATGACGAGACGTGGGACGTGCCGCGCGCGGTCGCCTCGTGCCGCTTTCGGTGCCCTCACTGCGGCCACGAGTCGCCAGACACCGACACGACGCGCAACGGATGGAAGCGTGCCGGTCGCTTCGTGCCGATGAACCCGACCGCGCCGTCGGAGATTCAGAGCTTCCGAGTCGAAGCCGTTGTCAGCCGCCCGATGCAGCTGCTCGTCGAAGAATTCTGCGAGGCCGACAATCACCACGTCCGTCAAGGCGATGACAAAATGAAGATCGAGTTTCGCACGAAGCGCGAGGCGCGGCCGTGGATTGTCGAAAAGAAGGTCGTCAATTTGTTCGTGCAGGCGTCCGATTACAGCGTCGCGCAGTTCTCCAACGGCGAGGCGATTGACGGCGAGGTCATCCGCTTCATGGCAATTGACCGACAGCAGGACCACTGGTGGGTCGAGATCGGCGCGTTCAGCTCGGCGACCGGACCGACCTACCGGCAGCTCTATTTCGGGCGCGTCGAGACGCGGGACCAACTGCGCCAGATTCAGCATCGTTACAAGGTGCAGGACTCATGCGTTGCGCAGGACCGCGGCTACCGCCCGGCCGACGTTGATCGGGATTGCGCGGACTTCGGCTGGCGAGGGATGCGCGGATACGCTCGCAAGACTTGGACGATGCGGGACGAGGCCAGCGACAAGCTGATCAACTTTCCGTTCTCGGAGCCACGCGTGAGCGACTACCGAGGCGGCGACGTGTTTTATTACGATTGGTCCGGCGACTATTTCAAGGACCTGCTGGCGAACGCGCTGGAAGCCAAGGGCGATTTGAAATGGTTGCTTCCGAAGGACGTAAATCCGCTCTACCTCGAACACCTCAAAGGCGAGTCCAAAGTCGAGATCCGCACCGGCGTTTGGGAGTGGCGCGAGGTGAAGAGCAACGCTCCGAATCACGGTCTGGACACCTCGGCGATGCTACTTTGCATGGCTACGATTGCGAACGTCATCCGCTACGCAGCGCCGAAGGAATAAGGCCGGTTTGACGTTTCGAGCAGTGGTATGCTCGACAACCCATTTCTCGGACTGGACACCGCGACGCTGACGGCGCTCAAGACCAAGACGATTGACGCGATTCAGGCCGTGCTCCTTAACCAAAGTTACAGCCTCAACGGGAAGAGCGTGAGCCGAGCAGACCTCAACGCGCTGAACAACATGCTCGGCAATTTGCAGGACGCATTGACCGACGCGGCCGGAACGTCAACGGATCAGACATTCGTCAGCTTCACCGGCAACTAATCACACATGAGCACCGACTTTTTCGACGCGTCAAAACTGGTCGCGCAAAAACCTTGGATTGACCGAGCGCTTGAGAACATCGCGCCGACGTGGGCGCTCAAGCGTTTGGAGGCACGCGTCGCGAAGTCGCTTTTCGAGTATAACGCGGCGCGGACTAACCGCATGTATTCGCCGAAGCAATACACCCAGCCGGCCGAGAGTTCGCAGAATCAGCGGGACCGGGTGGTGCTCATGTATGAAGCTCGGGACCTCGTGGACAACGCGCCGGAGATTCGTGAAGTCTCGCGCAAATTTGGACTCTACCTGACGCCGCACGAATACTCACCGACGACCGGAGATCGCGATTACAACCGCGTCATCGACGATTACTTTCATGCGTGGTGCAAAAACTGCGACGTGACGAACCGGCACAGCTTCAAGAAGCTCGTGCAGCTCGCGGCCGAAGAGCGACCGATTGACGGCGACTGCGGTTTCGTGATTCGGCGCAGCGGCGAGGGACTCAAACTCCAACTCGTGCCGGCAACGCGCATCGGCAATCCGAACGAGACGGCCGTCGCATCAAACAATTACTACCAAGGGATTATCACGAACGACTTCGGCCAGCCGGTGGCGTATCGCATTTTCCGACTAACGCGCGATGGCGTTTACTTCGGCGCGGAGGACATTCCGGCGAATCAGTTTTGCCATTATTTCGATCCAAATCGGTCTGATATGTACCGAGGCGTTTCAGATCTGGCTAGCGGGATTCAGACGGCGCGGATGCTTCACGAAATCTTGCAGGCCGAAAAGGCCGGCGTGCGCTTCTCGTCGCAGCAGGCGGCGCTGATCTTCAACGACCGAGGCACCGCCAACCCGCGCAACCTTTTCCAGCCGAATCCGACGATGGGTTTGCCGAGCGGACAGACGCAGAAGAACGAGCTGACCGAGGTCGGCATGATTCGGTATTTTCAAAACACCGACCGCGTCGAGGTCATGCCGTCGAGGCCGTCGCAGGCGTTCACCGGATTCGTGCAGCACTTAATGCACGAGATAAGTCTCAGTGTGGGCATACCTGAGGGAGTCTTGTTCGGCACAAGCGACTTCAAAGGCCCAAGCGTTCGGGCTGAGTTTGCAGCAGCCGACCGAGTCTTCACGCGGCAGCAGGGCGTGCTCGTGGACAAGGTTCTCGACCCGATCAAAGACGCCGTGATTCTCGACGCCATCGCACGCGGCGAGATCGCACCGCCTCCGCTGCTTGCGGGCGAGACAATGGTTCAAGCATTGCGCCGGGCAACCAAGGGCGAGTGGCGCTTTCCGGCGAAGCTCAGCATCGATGTCGGCCGCGAGAGCGCCGCGAACATGAACGAGAACCGGCAGGGCGCGAAGTCGCTGCAAGAGATCGCGGCCGAGGAAGGCACCGACGCGTTTTCGCGGCTCGAACAGATCGCAATCGAGGCCGGCTTCGTGAAGGAGCTGGCGGTGAAATACGGCGTGCCGGAGACCGCGATTCGCCTCACCACGACTTCTCTGCCCAGCACGCCAGCGGCCGCAGCCGCAGCAGGCGATGCGGTGGGTGCGAGCGCAGCCGAGGCGCAGGCGGCGAGCGTCGCAGCGGCGCCGGCCGCAATCGAGCCGGTCGAACAGATCCAGAACGACTCAAATCTCGTCACGATCAACTTCGCCGACGGCTCCTATATTCCGACCGACGCGATGGCGGACAACGCACGGCGCGCACTTGAGATCCGCGAGAAGAAGCCGATGTCACAGCGCGGCATGACGAGCGTCGGCATCGCCCGGGCGCGTGACCTCATGAACAAGCGGCCGATGTCCGAGGACACGGTTCGCCGCATGAAAGCCTTTTTCGACCGCCACGAGGCCGACAAGCTGGGCGAGACGTGGGACGAGCAAGGCAAGGGCTGGCAGGCTTGGCACGGCTGGGGCGGAGACGAGGGCTACTCGTGGAGCACGGCCATCGTCGAGCGGCTGAACAAGCAGGCGGAGAAAAAAGACCTCTCCGTTGCAGCCGTAGAAGTGCAGCATCAGTTTTCGCGCAACACGCCACTTGCAGCCGAGGATTGGCTGGACGCAGTGCAGAAATACCGGGCGAAGCAGATGACGACGATCCAAGAGACAAAGCAAAGCGTGACCGGCGACCAGAGCATCATCGAGCTGAGCAAATCAAAGCGCAAAAAATAATTCCCATGATCCACACCCAGACCGAAATCGATAACCTCGTTGAGTTGGCCATCATCCAGCGCGCCGAGCTGAAAAAGCTGGTCGAGTCGCTGCCGCAGTTGCGCGACCACCTTTCGTCCGAGATCGAGCGCAACCTGGAAGAGATCGAGCCGGCGATCCGCAGCGAGCTGGAGCAGCTCGTTATCGCCCGCGCACAGGACGCGCACGCGCAATCCAGCGCAGCGTTGACCGCGAAGGTTGACGAACTCGGCAAGGCTCTGGAAGTCACGACGGCGGCGCGTTACTCGGTGTTAATGGCCGAGCGCGAACACAACGCTACGCTGCTCGAAAAGGCAGAGGCACGCATCGCAGAGGCAGCGTCGGCTTTGCCGAGCGCGGTCAAGAGCATCGTGACCGACGAGCTCTCGCGCTTTCCGCGTGCCGGCGAGATCGACCAACTGCGGAAGGAATTCGCTGAGCCGAAGGGCTTGAATCCGCGCGGCAAGTGGTCGCCAGACGAGACATATCAGCGGCTGGACCTCGTGACGTTCAACGGCGATTCGTTCGTGTCGAATATCGACGGCAACCGCGAGCGGCCGAGCCGAAGCGCGGCGGACTGGACGCTGAACGCGGCACGCGGCAACAGTGGCGGCGGCGGCGGCATCACTTCATTGACCGACCTGATCCCAACGCCGGGCGAGGGGCAAATCCTCGGTAGCGAAAATTCGTTCTACGTTCCGAAGAACCTCGTCGCCGGGGCGAACATCACGATTACGCAGACGCCGACCGATATCACCATTATCGGCACCGAGGGACAGATCGAGCTGGAAGATGGCAGTGCGGCGGCGCCGTCTTTGTTTTTCGTCAACGACACCGACACCGGACTTTTCCGAGTCGGTGCAAATACGCTCGGCATCGCAGTCGGTGGAACACAAGCGGCGGCGATCAGCTCGGCGACGTTTGCCATCACGCCGAACACCACGATTGCAGGGACGCTGACGGCCAACGGCACGTCGATTCCGGCGAGCAAGACGCTGGTCGTGACGACCGACAAGATTTCCGTTCTCGCGGCCACGAGTTCGGCTGAACTCGCCGGCGTTATTTCCGACGAGACCGGCAACGGCTCTCTGGTGTTCGCGACCTCGCCGACGCTGGTGACGCCGGACCTCGGGACGCCGAGCGCGCTAGTCGGCACGAACATCACCGGCACCGCGGCAGGACTGACCGCCGGCAACGTGACCACGAACGCCAATCTGACCGGCGACGTGACGAGCGTCGGCAACGCGACGAGCATCGCGGCGGGCGTCATCGTTGACGCGGACATCAACGCGAGCGCGGCCATCGTGGACACGAAGCTGGCGACGATCAGCACGGCGGGCAAAGTCAGCAACTCGGCAACGACTGCGACCTCGGCAAACACCGCGTCGGCAATCGTCGCACGCGACGCGAGCGGCGACTTTTCGGCTGGCACGATCACGGCAAATCTCACCGGCAACGTGAGCGGATCTTCCGGCAGCACGACCGGCAACGCGGCCACGGCCACGGCGTTGCAGACCGCAAGAGCGATCAACGGAGTCAACTTCGATGGAACCTCGGCCATTACGGTTACGGCTGCGGCCGGCACACTCTCGGGCACTACGCTGGCAGCCGGCGTCACCGCCTCATCGCTGACCTCGCTCGGCACGATTGCGAGCCTCACCGCGACAGCCGGAACGATTGCGACCACGCCGAGCGGTTCGACCGACATCGCAAACAAGCTTTACGTGGACACCGTCGCGCAAGGACTCGACGCGAAAGCCTCGTGCGTCGCAGCGACCACGGCGGACATTACGCTGATCGGCGCGCAGACAATCGACGGCGTGAGCATCGTCGCCGGCAAGCGGGTGCCTGTGGAGA